TAAGAGAGATTATAGAAGAGACACCAGATACAGAAGTTCAAGTGACGGAGGGTGTAGTCTACGATCCAAAAGCAAATGTTTATTGGGGTGTAGCATGGACTCAAGACGATAACTCACTATCATGGGTTGAGTCTTTCCAAGGTTCTAGCGCATGGGTTACAGGTCGATACGCTAAAACGGCAGGCGAGGTTCGTGGTAGAGGTCCGGCAATGCGAGCTTTACCAGACATCAAGTCATTAAATAAAGCTAAAGAGTTTAGCTTAAGAAAGGCGGCTATTGATTTATCTGGTATGTGGACAGGTGTTAGTGATGGCGTATTCAACCCGCATACAGTTGTTGTTGCTCCTGGTATTGTTATTCCGGTAGCAAACAATGGCACTCAAAACCCTTCACTGCAGCGATTAGATACAGGTTCAAACCTTAGTCTTGCTGAGTTTGTTATTCAAGACTTACAAACATCAATTAAGAAAGCGTTCTTTAACTCATTACGAGAACCTAGCGACAGCGTAATAAGTGCGACTCAGTACGCGGAAGAGGCGCGAGAGCTAGCCGGTCAAATAGGTTCAGCGTTTGGACGATTGCAGACAGAAGTATTGATACCTATTCTACAGCGCGTCTATTGGATACTGGTTAGACGTGGCTTAGTTACCCCACTAGAGATAGGTGGTCGAGAAGTGGCTATCAAGTTTACCTCACCATTAGCAAGGACTCAGGACGCAGAGGATTTATTCGCTGTGCAACAATCAGTTGAATTTACCATGATGACAGCAGGAGAAGAAGCGGTACAAATGGCATTCAAAAAAGAGGACTTTGGGACGTGGGCAGCTAAGAAAACCGGTATGCCACAAGAGTTAGTAAGAAGCGAGTCAGAAAAAGCAGAAGTTATTCAAGCTGGCGCTGATGCAGCTAGAGAGCAAATGCAGCAAGGGCAAGTGCCGCCACAGGAGACTATACAATGAGCTGGGAAGGTTTAGATGTAGATAGTGAGGACTACAAAAAAGAGGTAGCGCTAGCCCGAGAGAAGCAATTAGGGTTATCAAAAGCATTTAAAAGATTGTTTAGCACTAAGGATGGACAAAAGGTATTAGACAATTTAAGCGAGAGGTTCATATATAATAACAATACACCATTGGACGCTATAAATATAAACTATGAAGCAGCGTATCATAATGGCGAAACTGGCGTGATTCAATATTGTCACGCTCAAATAGCAGCAGCGGAGATGCAAAAATGATAATAAAACAAGGTCAAACAATATACTATGCCGGTTATGATCCATGTATAGATGACGCGGTATTACTTCCAGTATTCTTACACAGTCAGAATGAAGCCATACCAGAGAAGCATATAAAGGTTGATAAGTTTCCTGTGAGCTATGTTAGAGGCATGTTTAAAAAGTATGGTTCAGGGAGCTGGTATCATTCAAGAAGAAAGGCGCTAAGGAAATTTAAAGCGGTAAAGATGGAGTTAGCATTGTGACAGATGAAGAGGTAAGGCTAAAAGCCAAAGAATACAAGATTAAAAGCTATCACAATAAGAAAATAGACAAACTATTGCATGAGATAGCGGTTATTGACGGTAAGGAGACAGCTATTGTTACTCCAAAGAAGCCGAGTTTTGACGTATCTATCAGTAAGCAGCACTTTCAGTACATACAAAATATAGGTGTCAATCCTGAATGGCTAGCCTCACTAGCTAATCGATACGGGTTTACTAAGCTTGAGTATATAGATAAGTTTAAATCTTTCAGGTGCTACATCAATGGTAAGTGTGTCGACTGGTGTAGTCTTAATGACCTATCCGCATTAAATCAAGGGAAGCATCTAGTAGAGATAATCAACAAAGCAAGAGAATTAGATAAAAATAAACGTGTAATTAAATTTCCGTGGAGGAAGTAACAATGACTGATGAAGCAGCAGAAACAACAGAAGCAACACCAGAGGCGATTGAAAGGCCTGACCACGTAGCTGAAAGGTTTTGGGATAGTGAAAGCAACACAGCTAACTATGAGAATATGGGTAACGCTTATAACGAGTTAAACTCAAAGTTTGGAGGCTTTACAGGCTCACCAAAGGATGGATACGCACCAATAGAAGGTTATGAAGAAAGCGATGCTTTACTATCCGTTTTTACTGAATACGCCGCAAAAATAAATATGAACCAAGAAGCGTTTAGCGAGGGTTGGGCGCTTCTTGAGGCTCAGATTGGCGTTACGGCAGAAGTTAGCAAGGAAAATGAGTTAGCCGCGCTAGGGGATAACCCACAAGCTAGAATTGATAAGGCTAATAATTTCTTAATCAACAATCTATCAAAAGAAGCTTACGACGATATGAAAGACTTGGTTGATACCGCCAGAGGAGTCGAATTGGTTGAGGCTTTAATACCTGCAACCTCACAACATAAATTAAGCAACGGTAATGAAGAGGTTAGCACTGGATTAACACTGGATGAAGTTAACGAGGCAGCGTTTAAAAAGGATGAAAACGGCAACTTAATGCGCTCAGTCAGTAAAGAGTATGACGATAAGATTAAGGCAATGTACGCCAAAGTCTCTTAATTATTGTTTTAAACTATTAACAAGGTTATAATATAGGCAACTGGATAATCCTGCGTGGACCAGAAATGTAAAAATTAAGGTTTTGTTTGACCCTACGCGGGATAATCTTCCAAAACCTCAGAGAAAGTAATTTAATTTTTTTGAGGATAATCAAATGAGTATTCAATTATCGTCTGTAGCCAATACCGACTTTGTCGCACAGGTTAAACAGGCATATCAGAACAAAGGCTTACTAAAGCCATACGTTCGAGTAAGAAACAATGTTGTAGGTGATACGTGTAAATTTCGTTACATGGGTAAAGGGCTAGCCAATCAAAAAGGCACGTCTGATATGGTTACTGCAATGAATATCGCGCACAGCCAACCTAGTGCAACCTTAGCAAATTGGAACGCACCAGAATTCACCGACATTTTCGATCAAGCAGAAGTTAACTTTGATGAGAAACAAGAACTGGCTGATTGTGTTGCAGGTGCTATTGGTCGACGTTGCGATCAAATCATCATCGACGCTTTAGACGCTAGCACGCCTGACGCAAGTGATATTGATTTAGGTGCAGCTAATCTAACGATGGCAGGTGTTATTAACGCTAAAGCCAATCTAGTTGGTCAGGGTGTAGGTAATGGCGGTTTATGTGGCGTTATCGAGTCAGGCGGACTTAAAGGTCTATTGAATGACGAGAAAGCAACCAGTTCTGATTATATGGCAGTTCAGGCGCTAATCCGTGGCGATGTTAATACCTTAGTTGGTTTTAATATGGTCGTTCTAGAAGATAGAGATGAGGGCGGGCTAACAGAAGCTGCTAGTAAGCCTGATGCTTGGTTCTTTGATAAGCAGGGCATTGGTCTAGCAGTTGGGATCGATATGAAAGTCGAAGTATCGTATCAAGAGCTTTACACATCTTGGTTAACTAACGGAATTTTCAAAGCAGGTGCTGTGGTGATTGATACAGCAGGTCAGCAGAAAGTTCAATACACTAAAACAGCTTAGGAGGCTATCATGGCATTTGCAAGAGCAGGGCTTTCTAGATTAGGCTCACACAGTACGGATGCGGGGGCTTTATGGTTGTATCGAACTACTGATACAGCAGCCACCGTTAATACCGCTGATTATTTCTTATCGGCTATTAATGAGATCAATGTGGGGGATATTATGTTTTCAATGTCTGCTACAGGTGGTACACCAGTTTTAACTATTATTTATTGTAGCTCAAACACTGGAACCGCTATTGATTTCGTAGATGGGACGGTAATATCAGCAACTGATACCGACTGATCATAGTTAGTATCAACTAAAAGAGGGCGTTTGCTATCGCTTCCAAAATTGAATTGATTTCAAATGCTCTTACTTTGATTGGTGATAAGCCAATTACTACGCTTACTAGTAACGATAGAGCGCCTACAGTAGCTAACGCTTTGTATGACAATATCGTTAAGAATGAGCTATCAAGGCACAGATGGTCTTTTGCGTTACGTAAAGCGCAATTATCACTAACAGTAGATACGCCAATCGATAGCGATTATCGATCTATATACCAACTCCCACCAGATATGTTGATACTAGTTAAGATTAACCCCTTGGTCGACTATCAGATATACGGTGACAAACTCTACTGCAATCTATCAAGCGCATTACATTGTGACTACATCTTAGACGTTGCAGAATCAGAGTGGCCTTACTACTTTGCTAAAATGATTGAGTACGCACTAGCGAAAGACTTCGCAACATCAATTAGAGATAGTTCAGCGGCTAGACAAGAAATGACTAACGAGTATCTAAACGCCTCAGCTAATGCTATGGCTATGGACTCTCAGCAGCACCCACAAACACCCTTTAGAGATAGCCCATTCACTCGCGTGAGGTTCTAAGGTGGCTAAAACTAGAACGATCCAAACCTCTTTTAATAGCGGCGTACTATCACCTTTAATCAAAGGTCGTACTGATTTAGATCAATACTACAAA